GCGCCTTTTTCTATGGCTGGACTGATCATTCAATTCCCCTTATCCGACGCTGTATAGAAGAAAACCGTGAATGGTACTACGCCGACAATGCTTACTACTATGGACGATCAGTCTATTTCCGTGTGACGCGGAATTCCCTGATGCACAACGGCACTGGGCCGAATAGAGATAAAAGTGTTCTTCGGAAGTATGGCATCAACATTGAACCGTGGAGGACCACTGGCGACCATATCTTGGTGGCCACACAATCAGAGGCCTTCTATCAGCACCGGATGGGAATTTCTCGAAGCGTATGGGTAACTGGTTTATGCGCTACATTGGGGAAATACACTGATCGAGAAATCGTGGTGTGCCACAAGCCTGCTGTGAAAGATTTAGCTCCGGATCAAGCGCATAATCCCAGTTTCGAGCCGCTGCTGAAGGGTAGTTGGGCGATGGTTACGCATTCGAGTTCAGCGGCAGTTAGGGCCGTCTGCGAAGGCGTTCCGGTGTTTAGCGATCTTGAAGCGATGGCGGCGCCTCTTGGCAACGTGGATTTAAGCGGCGTGGAGAGCCCGGTGTTGGCGGGCAACCGCGAGCAATGGTTAGCGAACCTTCTTTCTAATCAATGGACTTACAACGAAATGCGAAGGGGGGTTTGCTGGCGCAGTCTGCAAGAGCAGTACGCTTTGCCTGTGGTTGATTTGGACAGAATGTACGGGTTAGAAAGGGAGGACAGAAGAATTGGTTGATGCAAAGAAGGAGTTGGGCGTTTGGTTCCCGCCGGAAGAAAAACATCTTACAGACATGCTCCATAAGAGCAAAGTGGGTCTGGTCGATGGTAAGGGCACGTATCAACTGCACAAACTTCGGAAGGCGATTGAATACGTTCCAGATGGGCACTTTCGAACATGCCTAGACGTCGGCGCTCATGTGGGGCTGTGGTCGATGCACCTGTGCCGAATGTTCGATTTCGTATACGGCTTCGAACCGGTTCCGCTTTTACGAAAATTATACAACCACAACCTGATTGACAGCCGCAATTGGCACATTTACCCTTTCGCGCTGTCCGACAAGGCTGAAACGCTGACGTTGGACTATCGCTCTCATGACACAGGCAATACTCACGTATTGCCCACTAGAGCCGATGCACCACAGCCAGAGGGTGAACCTGTCCTGATTGAGGCTCATGCAGTCCCGCTCGACAAGTTGTCATTTGATCACGTTGATTTTATTAAGATCGATGTAGAAGGATGGGAACTGCCGGTGGTCGTCGGCGCCAAAGAGACGTTACTTAAGCATCGGCCAGTCATCATCATTGAGCAGAAGGGCAACGGTGAAAAATGGTACGGACATAGTGACCATGCCGCAGTCAGGTTTCTCGAAGGTCTTGGCATGAAAAAAGTCGATGAACTGGCTGGCGACTGCATCATGATTTGGAGTCGACACTAGGAGGGTTCTGACCTTGGATTTACGACATAGCTTAAGCTCTGGCGGCGAAAGAGACATCATCCCGGTGTTTATTGGGTATGACGCAAGAGAGGTAGATGCCTACGAAGTGTGTCGCGCTTCGCTGTTGCGGTACGCCAGCATGCCTCTTTTCATTCGGCCTCTTGTGCAAGGGCCGCTGCGCCAGATGGGTCTATATCGACGCGGAACGAAACTGGGCGATCCATGGTCGGACTATGTCGACGGCGCAATGTTTTCTACAGAGTTTACGTTCACTCGATTTCTCGTCATGGCGCTGATGCAGTGGGACGGCTGGGCAATCTTCATGGATTGCGATTTCATGGCGCGAGCGGACATTACAGAACTGTGGGCGCTGCGTGAGGACCGCTATGCTCTCCAATGTGTTAAGCACGATCACAACCCCGTATCTTCTGTGAAGATGGACGGTAGAGCGCAGTATAATTACAGCCGTAAAAACTGGTCGAGTATGATGCTGATCAACTGCAGCCATTTCGGGCATGGCCGGTTATCAGTGGATGACGTGAATACGAAGCCCAAGCGCTGGCTGCATAACATGCGCTGGTTACAAGACTACGAAATTGGCGAATTACCGGAGTGTTGGAATTGGCTTTCTGGGCATTCAGAGAGTGAGAATCCGAAACTGGTGCACTTCACTGAAGGCATCCCGTCGATGCCGGGCTACCAGAGTTTCCCTTATGCGGACGAGTGGAGGGAGAATTTGCGCCATGCCGTACAGGGTTGTAAGACGCAAGACGCAAAAAGGAAACTTCGCAATATTGCGGAAGAAAAACGGGCGATGGGGAACGGTCGGCCACTCTAGAACGAGAGCCAAGGCAGAGGCCAGTATCAAGGCGCGGCATGTGAGGAAGAAATAATGGGCATCGGCGACGAGATCATGGCAAGCGGACAGGCAAAGGCTCTACATCAACAAAACCCTTGGAAGAAGGTGGCCGTTCAGGGCCGCCGTGGCCGTGTTCGTCACCACTTCATGTGGCTCCACAACCCTTTTATAGCTACGCCGGAAGAGGTGGAAGCTGGGCTGGAAGTACAGGAACTCGTGAATGGCGCTGGCATGCGGCCCTATGTCGACTATACCAGGACCACGCCGGAGCGGTGGGCATACACCAATTGGAAAGCGGCTCCGGGCGTGGTATACTTGTCCGAGGCTGAACGTCGCTGGGTGGGATCGGCGGAAGGCCACCTCCTAATCGAGCCCCACATTAAAACGAACGCCAGTCCGAATAAACGATGGGGCTTCGAAAGATGCCAGAAACTTATCGACCTACTTCCAGGGCTACCCTGGGCACAGATGGGTCCGGCAGACACCCGGTGGCTCCGAGGCGCCAGAAAACTAGTCACGCCGCACTTCCGTTTCGCGGCTGCCGTGGTCGAGCGCTCCGTGGGCGTAGTGGCGCCGGAAGGTGGACTTCACCACACGGCAGCCGCATTCGGTGTTCCGGCGGTGGTCATCTTCGGAAGCATGACCAGTCCAGAGAACACGGGGTATGGCAGAGAACATCGACACATAGACGTCTATCGGCCCCATGGGGACGGCCCTTGCGGGGCTCGCAAGGCCTGCACGGAGTGTGCGCAAGCCATGGCTTCAATCACACCGTATTTCATCGCCGAGAGAATCGAAGAAATGTTATCGCTTTAACACAAACCTGGGCTTTGAAGTAGACACACGGAAGGAGAAGTAACATGGCAGCGGGTGCTGGCAAAAATGTGCTCTTGAAGGTCGATACGGCTGGCGGCTCGCCGCAGTCCTATACGACCCTTTCGGGACAGCGCGTCACCAATTGGACCATCAACGGCCAGACGGTGGACATCACGTCGAAGGACGACAATGGCTGGCAGCAGGTCCTCGATCAGGGCGGCGTCCGGTCTCTGGAAGTCGACGTCCAGGGTATTTTCAAGGATGCCGCCGAAGAAGAGGTCGTCCGGCAGGCGGCGTTCGCCAACCAGATCATCTGGTGGATGTTTACGCTGCCGAATGGCGATTCCTTGGAGTTCCAGGCCAAGCCGGAGAACTATCAGCGCGGCGGCGAGTACGACAACGCCGAGACGTATTCGTTCGCTCTGCGCAGCCACGCGACGCCGCTTTATACGGCAGCCTAAGGGGGGCATTAAGGGCAAGGACTAATGGCAAACAAACTGAAAGGCGAACTGGCTGTTAGGGCAGCCGGTAAAGAGTACGTGTTCCGCCCGACTTTCGATTCAATTTGCAGCGTCGAAGAGGAATTGGGCAAACCGATCATGGGCATCGTGGAGAGCCATGATGACGCCCAACTGTCGACGAAGTCTCTGGCGCTGTTTTTGGCCGCTTTTGAAAAGAGCGGGGTCGCGCCGGAGACTTTGGGCGGAGACATTATTCTGGAGGGCGGTATGAATCTGCTGCGCTCTACCGCCTATCAAGTCATGATGTTGTGCATCGTCGGCGGGAAGGACACGACAAAAAAAGCCAAAGCGCCAGCCGAACCCGGCAAATCGACTGGCGCCAGTATGGAGAAATCGCCCTAGGAGTTCTGGGCTGGTCAGAGTCCCAGTTTTGGGCCTCTTCTCCCACGGCGTTCTGGATGGCTTATGACGGATGGGTCAATGCCAACGTGCCGAAAAAGAAAAACCCTATACTCGATCCTCTTACGCCGGAGGAAGAGGCAGAGCGCGCCCGATTGCTCGAATTGGTGCCGGATGGGCCACCACCAAGGAAGCGCGGAAAGAAAGCGGTCCCAATTAGCGGCGATAAGTTGGTCGCTGTCCTCAGCTTTAATGGGATAGAATTCACCGATGGTCGGAGTAGAGATTGACAGGCTAGTAGTTCCGCTAGAGGCCGATCTAGAGCCTCTCAGGCGTGGGTTGCGTGCGGCTGTCAAAGAGGTGGACGTCTTTGCTAGGCGCTTGAACCGTGCTCAGAGGGGCGGTGACAGTGGAAAAGCAGCGGATCAGATCAGGCGCATTCGGGGAGAACTGAACAGAGCGGGCGCAGCCGGAGCCAGGGCCGGTGACCAGATCGACCGTGGCATGAGACGAGCCCGGCGCTCTAGCGACAGTGCATTCCAGAGTTTCTTTCGATTGCGGGGCATTATTGCTACGTTAGGCGGTTTCATCATCGCCCGGTCGATTATCAACACGGCGGACAGCTTCAGATTGATGCAGAACCGCTTGGAGACGTTGACTGGATCGACTGCGGCGGCAACGGTCGAGTTCAATAAACTGTTCGACGTGGCCCAGCGTACGCGTTCAGACTTCTTGGCGACGGGTGAGACGTTCGCTCGACTGGCCATCGCCTACGAAACCACTGGCCTCACCATCGACCAGACGCGAACACTGGTGGAGGGCCTGAATGCGGGTCTGATCAACAACGGCGTGTCGACTACTGAGGCTGCTGGCGCCATTCGGCAGTTGAGTCAGGCCTTCGCTGCTGGTAAACTGGCTGGCGACGAGTTGCGGTCGGTTTTGGAGAACTTAGGCCCTATCGGTCGCAACATCGCGAATGAATTGGGCTTCAAGGGCACGAACGCTATCGGCGAATTTGCTGATGCCGCGCGAAACAGCAGGCTCTCAATTGAGCAGATCGCGGCAGCCATGCACAACGCGTTGCTCCCACAGATCACACGACTTAATAACACAGTGCCTACTGTGGGCCAGAAATTTACGCAGCTTCGCAACGATATGCAGCGGGTGACGGCTGAAGCTTTCAACGGCGAGGGGGCGTCTGCTGGTTTGGTCGAAGTGATGGAGGAACTGCGGCAAGTCGTCGGGTCTGAAGGATTCAAAACAGGCTTGGTTGCGATTTCGCAAGCCATCGCACTTATCGCCTCCGAGGCGGCAAAGACTGTTGAAAGACTTGGTGATCTGGTCGATGCTATCAGTAACCTAGATTTTGAAGCGGCTGGGCGAGCGATATTTCAAAACTCTGCCCCTGGGATGTTGTTTGAGGGCACGATTGGACGGCTTTTACCAGATAAGGCTCGTACGCCACAGACTTCTGCCACTGTGCCACTGAATCTTCCTCCAAAGCGCCTACCTATCCCTGAAGGCACTTCAGTGGACAAGGAGGCTGTTAAAAAGGCGACCACGGCCCGCGAGGGCATCCGGCGCATGATCCAGGCGCTGCAGGACGAGACTAAGACCATTGGTCTCAACCAGCTAGAACGCGAGAAGCTGACGGCCATTCTGAAGGCCGAAGAAATTGCGCGGCGCGGCAACATTCAGTTAACTGAGAGCCAACGCACCGCTATCGAGGGTGAAATCACCGCGCAGCAGACGTTGGCAGCTATTAAGAGTCGCAGCGATGTCGTGCGCGCAGCCCAGCAGGAACTGGAAGTGATGCAGGCCCTGGGCCGCACCAAGGAGCGCTTGGAGGCCCAACAGAAAATCGAGAACGAAGAAATCCAGACCGGCATCAAGTTTACTCAGGAGCAGAAAGACGCCATTTTAGAACAAGTGGATGCTAGATACGCACTCATTCAGGCGCACGAGACCGACTCGATCCTACAAAGTTTGCGGGACGAGACCGCAGCGTTGCAAGTGCAGGGCGCCGCTCGTGCGCGTCTACTCCAACAGCAGCAGTTGGAGGCACAGGAGCGCAGTGGTGGCATCCATTTGACTGAGGAGCAGAAAAATCGCATCCTCGATGAGACTGAGGCCCATTTCCATCTGAGGGAGGAACTAGAGCGTCAGAACGAACTGTACGACGAACTTGGCAATGCCGCTGGTAATTTCTTCGAGACGTTGATCACTGATGCGGGTTCGGCCTTGCAGGCCCTCCGTGGGCTAGCTTTGGAATTATCGAAGATCGGCTTGCAGACTTTCGCCACTGGACCGCTACAAAGTTTCGTCACTGGCCAGGCTTCCGGTCTTTTCTCCGGCGGCTCGATTTCCGGAAGTTCCTCTCCTTCGCCCACAGCCGTCCAAGTGGCGCATAGGGGCGGTACTGCCGGTAGTCGTACTCATTCGAGGATGGTGAGCCCGGCTCTGTTCGCCGGGGCGCCTCGCATGCATGACGGCGGTATTGCCGGTTTGAGGCCGAATGAAATACCGGCAATCCTTGAACGCGGCGAGAAAGTCACGCCAGCGGGTCAGTCATCCGGCCTTGTCGCTATCCATCTTCATGGGGTGACCGATGCTGGCAGTTTCATGCGTAGTTCGTCCAAAATTCGAAGCGAACTTGCAAGAGCCGTCCGTCTCGGCTCGTCCAGAGACATTTAAGACGGAAAAAGCGAAGTGGTTACGTCGAGTAGGGCCGAGGTATACTCCGAGGCGGCGACGGCGACCGCAGCGGCCCAAATAGACAGGATTAAGTATCTCATGACGGTTCTCCTTTCTTCAACAGTGAAACACGACTAGGGGGTCTCTGTCAATATGGCCCATTATGATGATGTGATCCTCCCCGATAGGATCGCTTTTGGAAGTCGGTCCGGCCCCACTGTGTCGGTGCAGGTCGTCTTCACCGGTTCCGGATTTCGAAAAGCAAATAACCGGTGGGACCAGAAACTGCGGCGGTTCCAA